CATTCGCGCACAGCGTTACAAATGGAGCGCGCGCCGTCGGCCTATTACTTTGTAATGGCGCGCTGTCGATTGCATCGCAGCTTGTTGTTGCGATTTGACACAGACACTGTGTTGTGCTACTATGTTTGCACGCTGATGCAACACATACAGCGTGTTGCGGATTGACGGCTCACATGGTGTGACGCTGCAAGCCGCTTAGGAGACTGAACACTATGGCTAAGAACGTTGTTGCTATCCGCCGCGCTACCCGCAAGGCGGAACTGAACGAGACAACCGCAACGGTTGCGCCGTTCGATTTCGAAGCCGAAGCCAAGGCAATCATTGCCGACGCTCAGGCGCTACTCGCGAGCGAAGACAAGCTTGCGAAGACCAGTGCGTCAATTGGGCAGAAGCTGGCATATGATGTGATGCAGTATCATCACGCGCTTACCATGCGCCAGACTAATGAACCGGTTGCCACGTGGCTTGACGTTGCCGCTGGTATCAGCGATCCGCTGAAAAAGACGCCAGCCGGTGAAGCGCGCGCTGCATTCACCACGATGGTGATGCTCGCGTTCATTGGCGATAAGCCGAAGCATGGCACCATGGACAAGGAAGCCAACATGGCGCAGCGCGACGCACGGCGCACGTATGACAGCCATGCGCAGCGTATCCGGCGCGCGGTCGATGCAGCGGCGCGGTTGCATCGGCTTGGCTATACTGCCGACGCGTTCGACAAGGCAGCGGGTTTCTTCGCTGTTCCGCCCACCGCGTTCGTTGGACGCAACATGTCGCTTGGCCAATTCGAAAAGCGCGAATTGGTTCACTTGGACGCGTCATTCGTCGCGGTGTTCAACTCCGAAGAAGAGCCGCGCGACCAGACCGCAACACTCGATACGCTGGAAAGCGTCCGCGCGTCGCATGGTAGCGATGCAGACGCTGACAAGGCTACCGCTAGCCTGAACCGCGTCCGTCAGCGGCGCGGGCGCGGCGCTGTCCGCAGCAAGCCGGACGCTGCAACTCAGGCGACGGTTGCTGCCGCTACTGCTACAACGCCAGTGAACGGCAAGCCGGTTGTGCTTAATCCGGCGCAACAGCAGGCAACGGTTGCTGCCTACAAGATGCTGCCGCTTGAAGCATCGATGCAGGCTACGCGTGATGTGCTGGCCGATATCGTGGCCAAGCATCATGCGGATGCGGAACACGTCCCGTCGAACGTCAGTAACTTGTTAGCGGATATCGAGAGCTTGATCCACAAAGTCCGCGCGGCATTGGCTGCGGCCAAGGCGGAAGCGGCCAAGGCTGCCAAGGTCGCGAGCAAGTAACTCGGCTCAACCAAGCAAGCCCGCATGGCGCAAGCTATGCGGGCTTTTTCTTTACGGAGTGACTGCAATGAAGATACCTTGGTTCGTATGGGTCCTCGCCGCATGGCTTGCGTTGTGGTGGATATACGATGACTGCAATAGCAATGGCTGGCATGGTTGCACCGCCAACTATCTAGACGTTGAGGGTTCGATCAGCGATACCGTCCGCTAACTAACCGACTAACTAACAACCCGCTGCCAGAAATGGCAGCGGGTTTTTTTGTGCCTACGATCCGGCGCACTTGCGCCCACGTGACCCACGTGACGCCACGACCAACAACCGCGATCCGGCGCAAGCGCCCACGTGGACAGAACACGAACGCACACCAATGTTCCCCGTGAAACATCGAGCGTCGACGCCACCGGCGCAGCGCAAACGCAACGTGCATCACAATCGGCTAAAACAACGCGCGCTAAACCGCTGACAATCCACCATCCACCACCCCCCATTATGGCTTGCAACGCACGCCACGTGCCATTGTTAGTAGACTTGACATAGGGATTTAGTTGTGCTATAATGATCGACAATGGTGGAGGAGCAAGTGATACACGCACGATACCCAAAGAGATACATGGAGCGCATAGGCGATTTACTTTGTAAAGCGGATATCGTCATGTTCCCGACGGCGTTTACCTTCGATCAAGTAAGATATGAGCTACTCGGTAACAGCCTATTGCTCGTATCCGAGAGCGATATCGTAAACAGAGATGGCACACGTAACTTCGAGGGGTTTGCTCTATACCGAAAAGAATACAACAAAGTTAGCTGTATATTGGGCGCTGCTGACTCCGATATCGTAATGAGTAAGATAGCAAGAGCAGCAAACGGCCTAGTGAGATGGCGCTACAAGACCATGAAACGCGTGCCAAAGCCGAAACTTGACATACGATAAGAACTGTGGTAGGGTTGGGTGGTGGGCTATAGAATAGCACTACTGTGTGCGATAGCACATAGTAGTGCTATCGCACACTATGTGCGATAGCACATATGTTGCGATCGTATGCCCCCGATCTCGACCAGCCGACAATCCAAGCCTCAACTACCGCCATTACAATGTAATTGGCGCAACCCGCTGCTATGCAGCACAGACAAGGATCAATGAAATGACACTGAGTATGAAGGAAGCATCGGAGCGTGTAGATGTTGCGATCAAAGTGCTGCTCGACGAATGTAACGAACACAAAGCACGTACCATCAGCAGCGAAATAAGCAAGACGTTCCGTGAAAGCGATGCGCGTATCGCTGATGTCGTTCTAGCACTCGTATCGCAGTTAGCAGCCTTGACGATCGGCGATAGCGAAGACGAGATGCTGGTATTCACCATGATGGTCAGCCGCTTGCTAACAAAGGCGGTCACTGCGTCACACCAAACGATGCATTGAGGATGCCATGGAACACGAGAATAACAACGTGGCTGCTAGTCATCCTGACGTTGGCAGCATCGCTCCTACTATCCACGTTGTTCGCGCGCTGATCCAAGAGCGCGGGCACAACACATGGCATTCGTGGCACAGCTACGATAACCCGAACCAACTGACCCGACGCGCGATGCAGAACTACATGGGTCAGCCTAACATCACGGTCATCGCGCTGATGCTATGCACGATCCAGCGTATCCAAGGCTACTATACCGTTAACATCGCTGGTCGTGCGTTGCGTGATGATGCAGATAAGTTATTGGTCTTCGGCTCTCGATCTAGCGCCGAAGTCGCACTCGAACGCGCGACCACGCGTGGTTAGCCGCAAACTACATCCGTCTACCCACATCGTAAGTAAGCCGCAGTCTCAACGGGACATCGTGTATATCCCGATTGGCACGCGGCTTATGCGCGTTGTACGTGCGGGTGATGGTTGGCAGTTGTGGATCGCAACTGCCGACTATGAATACGGAACCTACTTGTTGCTGCGCGCTGATGGCAGCGTGCTCAACATAACGGCGCGTCGCGATGCCGGTGACGATGCGTTCGTTGTGCGTCCGGCTGATAAGGATCAATGAGATGTGGTTACCGAATAGCGTCGTATCGGCAGTTGATGCCGTGGCGCGGATAAACTATCTGTCGCGCCACGATACCAAGGCGTGGAATGAACGAAGACCGAAGGACGAACTGCGCATGATGTGCGGTTGGTATTGGGTCGCGCGCGACGGCAGCGGTATCTACGGCCAAGGCTTGAAAACGCGTACGATCGCCTATCGTCAGGCGTGGTATGTGCTTGTTGCCAATGCTACTGCTCCATTGGTCGAGATCAGGCGAGGGCGCAACCGATGATCAGTAAACACAAGAGGCTAGATAGAGCGCATCAGACAACGATCGGCAAGCTCATCCGCAGTAGAATAGCTGCGCTAAGCCTGACCCCTGCTCAGGTCAATGTGATGTTGGGTCTACCTAGAGGATCACCGGGCATCTATATGTGGATGAGAGGCAAGAATGGTGTGTCGGATCAGTATCGCGATAAGCTGGCAGCAGCACTGAACGTAGACGCAGATCGATTGACGTCGCAACATAAGCCGCCCGATGTATCGATAGACACTCCGATAGCCGACGCGCTGCTAGCAATGCCACAACAGAGCAAGACGCGACGACCAGAACCAACGCAACAGACGTTCAGCTTGCGTGCTATTGGTAACGGCATGGCACGTATCACTATCGACACCACGATGCCGTTGCACGAAGCCATCGCGATCATAACCGCGATATTCGGAACGGCGGCGGAGCCGCCCACGTGACGCTACACACTACACGCTACACCACGTGACGCCACTCGATATCACGCAACAGATAAGGACCAATACAATGACCTACTGCGTTGAGAACTTCAGAACCAAGAAAGCGCTGCGCGAAGCTGTTGCTGAGCGCGACGTTGCGATCTACCAGCCGGGTCCATGGGGCAGGCGCGTGCAGAATGGCACCGTCTATCTCGAAGGCCCGCATTACCCGGAACCCCACAAGTGGTATGCGATCGCTGAGTCGGTGAACAATACGATACCAAAGGGCAGCAAGGTGCGGTAGTATCGGCGGCGAAGCCGCCGCACGTGCATCATCGCGATACCACTATGGCGACGCAGGCGACGCAGGCGACGCTGCTACCGCACGTTAGTGGTGTTGTGAGTATCACGTGCAGCGGCGGAGCCGCCGCTTTACAATGTAATGGAGGAGCACCACCGATGCCAGGACCAAACGACCCCGCCAGTGTGTTCGACCACATCGACATGAAGTCGCGCAGCGAATGCTGGCCGTGGCGCGGCGGCGGTTGGGGCGGTCGCGATCGTAATAAACGCCCCTACTACCAGACCAACGGCACGCGTTGGATCGCCTACCGCCTTGTCTACTACCTCGTGCGTGGCGTCAAACCAACCGACGAACAGATCATCCTGCACTCGTGCGACAACGGACAATATCCGATCGGCTGCTGTAACCCAGACCACATGTCGATCGGCAACGAAGCCATGAACGCGCGCGATATGATGGAGCGCGAACGCCACGGGTTACCGCGCAGCGTCATCAAGGCAATACGCCGCTTGCTCGACGCTGGCCGCACGCATGCAGAGATCGCAGAACTCTACGGAGTATCGCGTCAGACGGTGACCGAACTCCATCGAGGCCGTACTTACGTTCACATAGAGGAGGATAATAGTGACCCGGTTCAGCAAGCTGACAATGGTTGATGGCGTACCTACAGAAAGCAATATCCGTGAGATACCGCAGAGCGCTATACAAGCGTGTCCGCACTGCATCCTAGATGCAGACCACTATCGCGCCGACAACACGTGCCGATGCGATGACCCGCATCACGAGGAAATGTGGCACTGGGGTTACACTTGGAACCCAGACAAAGAACGTTGGACCTAAGGGAGTGAAATAATGAACCAACCGAATCAACCAATCAGCGTGGTGACAAGATCGCAGCGGTTTTACCACGCGAACGCAATCCCGTTTAGCGAATCGCGTGCCGCTGCCAACTCACCGATCATGTTCCCAGTCGGTGAACGCAACGTCGCGTGGATCGGTCGCGACGATAAACCCAACCTGATATCGGATCACAAATGCCTCGTGCGCCTGTCACCCGATAGCTCTCACGCTATCCCGTTGGCCGTAGTCAAGCGTTCGTACGCTATGATCCATAACCGTGAGCTGTTCAATGCCGTCAGCGATACAATGGAAGCAGCCTTCACCGCCGATGAACTTGATGACGCTTACTGCGTGGATCGAGTTGCGATGCAAGGCAAATCCTGCTTGCGTGAGTATATATTTCCTTCGATCAACTGTCGTATCGGAGGTCGAGGCGATCGTGCATCGCTGGTCGCGCTGCGAATCATCGTGCAGAATGGCTACGGTGGGAGTGCGCTTCGCAACTACACAGGTGCTATCGACTTCTTCTGCACCAACGGCATGATCCGTGGTGAATACGCTACCATGTATCGCCGCCATACCAGCGGCCTAGTCATACCGCAGTTACGCGAGCATATCGATAAGGCGATCGCGGCTTACGCCGATAGCGCACTCGCGTTCACGCGGTGGGCCGATACGCCCGTAACGCGTGAAGATACGATGGCGTTCTTCCACGCCGTCGCGAAGACACCATCGCGCTTCGAGCACCTGAGCAATCAATGGCTCAACGAGATCGAAGTGCGTGGTCGCACGCTGTGGTCTGTCTATAGTGCGCTTACCTACTACGCGTCACATGTCGATGAGACGAAGAAAGCGCCAGCGGATAGCGACGCGATCAACGGTATCGTACATCGACGCGAACTTGACGTAGCCAAGTGGATACAGACTGATGAGTGGAAGAAACTGGAGACTGTATGATACCTAACAAGACAGCACCCGAGGATATTGGTGCTGGCACCTGCCCCGACTGTAGAAGCCCTAACAACGCGACTTGACATAGCACGCAGACTATGCTATACTTGTGGACCATCGCAGATCGGCCATCGCTTCGGCAGGCGATCCGGTGGTCCACCCCATTACATTGTAAAGGAGCAAGTCATGGCAACGATAAAGCCATCGCTTATTGCGGATCATGTCCGTTCCGCCTTCAAAGCGTTGGGAACTGGCAACGAGCAGTCGCCACCAACCAACGATCCGAAGGAAGAAGCAGCGTGGGAGTTCGCGATTGCATCAGCGTTAGTGCAGATCGCGAACGCTCGCAAGAACGCTGCAACGAAAGCGGCGGTAGAAGCTGGTACGCTCGACGCGCAGTACAACGAGCAACCCGGCACGCAGATGATCGTTCACGATGGAGCGTGGGTGCAAATCCAACTACGTGTCAATACACCGACAACCAGCGTCAACATCGATGAGTTCGAGAGCCAGCTGCGTATCCACAAGGTGAAGCAAGCTGTCATCGACGAGTGCAGGAAGGCAGCGACTAAGGTCAACAGGCCGCCGCATCAACTGAGTGCTCTATTCCGTAGCAGCCGCAACGGTGCCAGTTCCAAGTAGCCGTCTTGCTTCAGTGCCCCGCTGCCCACTAGGGTAGCGGGGTATCTGTTCGTAGGAGTAATACATGGGACACGTAATCATGATGGAGACAAGTAAACGAGTATCGCCTAAAGTAGAGCACGGCATGTATATGGGCCATCGATACGTGCTGCGCTTCGATCCCAATGGACCACCAGACGAACGGTGGGTATGGTTAGTCAAGTATACTTGCGTCTACGAGTATTACGGCGAGGCAGCGACTATCCAAGCTGCATCCCGTGCCGCTAAGCGTCAGATCAGGGAGCTAGTCAGCCATGAGTAGCACCGATGCTTCGGTAGACGGCGACGACATCAGCGGGCAGCACGAAGCTGATACCCCAATTGATCGCGCCGCAATCAATCAAATGAAGACCGACGAACTAGACGACATGCTAGCGCGCCTACGCGACAACCGATTGGAGCGCGTGCGCCAGCTTGAGGCTATCGCGCAGGTGAAGGCCGACGAGGCCCAGCTTGTGGTCTACATGAAGTTCGAGCGCGCCTATAAACGTGCTCACAACGCGTTAGTGAAGCTTGCAGAACAGGAGGAGAAGGTCGAGGCGCTTATCCACAAAGCGCGTGTGCTCGCCATCGAGTGCAACCAATAGGAGAACCGCATGCCGGTCAAGGCGCGCGATCTGCGCGATAATATCCGCACATATGGCTTCGAGAAAGGAGTGGTAGCGACACTGGAGCCGCTACTTGAGGAACATGCGGTCGCATGGCGCAACATGCAGACGCTAACCAACTTGGTAGATCAGCTGATCGATCACTTAGGCGAGCTTCATCAGATCGCAGAAGGAATGCGGCAAGGCATCGACGGACTACAACGCGCTGTTAGGGAGCCGCCGCATGAGACTTGATGCCGAGTTCCGGCTAGCAACACCAGAGGACCAGCACCTAGAGGCGTTCGACAACACGAAGCTGGTCGCCATGGGAACTTGCCCAACGTGGGGCATCTTGCGTTACCAGATGCATAAGCGAATGCCGTTCACAGGACGCAACACTGCACTCGAATGCGGTAAGGCGATGCATCAAGCGTTCTCATGGGTGCGCCTATGCACGCTGTGGCAACAGTTGCCGAGGATCGTTCGCAATGAAGCGTTCATTCATCATGGCACGCGGCTGTTCACTGCTGATCGCATCGATCATATCAGAAGAGACGCTGGCTATCCAACTGAAGACTTCATGGAGTTCGTAAAGCGCGGAGCCATCGCTGTGCTCGATACCAGTGGTTACTTCGATGAGCCACGCGACAAGCGACGAACGCTAACCAATATGGAGGAAGCGATCCTGCACTACATCGATCGATGGCGCTTCGATAACTACATCTGGGTCCGCGATGCGTTCTCGCCACAGAGCGACGTTGGTATCGAATGGCCATTCGATATGGTAGTGCGCCTTGGCGAAATGGTGTTCCGCCATACGGGGCGCATCGACGGTATACATGTGAAGAAGTCGGGTAGCGACGACAGGCTCTCAGTTCACGAGAACAAAACTGCAAGCCGCCTGAATGATGCATGGGAAATGTCATTCGCTACATCGTCACAGGTCACTGCATATTGCGTCGCCGCGTCTGTTTATACGCAAGATGTAGTCAGAGACGCTGACGTTTTTGGTCTTGCCATCCCGCTGCCGCGAGGCTACGATTACGGTGGCTACGTCAAGACGAGCGTGACGCGTGAGGACCACCACATCACGCGTTGGGTATCGTGGCTACACTACACCGTTGGCTTGTTCAACCAATGGCGCGATGATCCGTATCGTGCACCGATGTTCACTCATAGCTGCAATCGTTACTTCCGCCCGTGCAGCTTAATCCCGTTCTGTGATGCTGACCCGGAGGAACAGCATCGGATCGTTGAAGACATGATAACCGATCCGTGGTCGCCGCTCGACGACAGCGGTGAGACGAGTGAGTGATTACAATGTAATGGAGGAATGAATGGTAGTTCTACCGATGATGCACATCGATGATGGTTTGCTCCGCAAGCAATTGGCTGAGCATCCCGAAGACCTGTTCGCTGTGTTCGTCGAGAGGATCAACGGATTGACGAGAGTGGTGAACGAGCTATCGAGTCGCGTTGCTACGCTCGAAGACGAAGTGTTGCCCGCCGATGAACCCGATGAGGAGTCAGAAGGCGAAGATGAATGAGCGATGCGATGTCGTCAGTCTGGGTGGCGTCCAGCTACGGCCCACTTCGACTGTCGATGCTCGACTGTCAATGTTGGTATGGGGAGACGCAGGTTGCGGTAAGACAACACTGGCTGCGACTGCACCCGGTCACAAGCTATTCGTGCTCATGGACCCTGATGGTGACGTATCGCTCACAACCCGCAGTGATTGCACTATCCTGGATCTTAGCGACCAGAAGTACTTGCAAATCATCGAGAAGTTCCGATCCGACGATCCCTACGGTATCGAGCGTTATCTCGTAACCAACCCGCACGTCGAGACCGTAGTGTGGGATAGCATAACTGCATATGCATACTGCGCGTTACAGGAAGCTGTATCCAAGAACAGGAGCAGCAGTATGGAGCAGCCCGGTATGCATGGCTACACGTGGCGCAATGCTAGCGTGCTACGTGCCGCTGTGTCGCTGATGACTATCACCAAGCGACAGAAGCGGAACATCATCTTCGTGACGCACGAGGCGGCTGCTGAGCGCGACCCAAGCGGTAACGTGGTGAGCATTACCATGTCGTTGAGCGAGGGCACCGCTAACCAAGTCGGCCTGCGGCTAAACGAAGTATGGTGGATGAGTGACGACGGTAAGCAACGCAAGATCGCTGTGCGTCCGTGTCGGCTACGTAGCCCGATGAAGACGCGCATGTGGGATGCGACGCGAGCCGAGTTCACGTGGCGTTACGACCCAATGACACAGGAGGGTGATGGAATAGCAGATTGGTTCCAGCGATGGCAGGCGTCTGGTGGCAAGAAGCTGCCGATGCCTGCGTAGAAGGCCGCCGCTACCGATAGTGCTACCAGAGGCAGCGGCGGCTAGTTGCAAGTCATGGAAACGCGTTCATACGTAGGAGACAGATAGCGTCATGTCAATACTTGAGTTCAGCATAGACCTGACCGAAGCCACGGCACCGCCGCCGCTACCGGTTGGCCAGTATAAGGCCGAGATCATCGGTGCCGAACAGCGCACGTCGCAGACCAGCGGCAATCAGTATGCCAACATCCAGTTCCGCATTCACGCGTCTGAGTATCCTGCTGACTTCACCGAAGGCGATCCCGACGGGATGACGCTCAGCTACAACCGCTTGCTGATGCAGGATACACCGATGGCGCGCTGGCGGTGGCGCAAGTTCCTTGAGGCTATCGGCGGCAGGCTTAGTCGGTCGATCGATCTCACTGACTTGATCGGTCGCGAGGCGTTGATCGACATTAGCCACGATACCTACGAAGGCGAAGTGCGCGCGCAGATCGCTCGCATCGTTACGCCGTAAACACCAGCACGCGGCAGTGGGTGGCAGTTGGCATCCCGACTGCCGCGTGCTACAGTGCTGTGTTTCAACCAAGGAGAGAAGGAACAATGGCCGACGCTCAACTGAATAAGGATGACGACGCCAACTTCGTGACCGTGCGCCGTCGCAAGCGCGGTACTGGTGGTCCGCGTGCTGCTGCCAAGCCGACACCTGCGTTCTTCGTGTTGCAGGTGCTGGATGAGAATGGCGAACCGATGCCGTTTCCCAAGTCGCGCGTCCGCTTCGTGTCAATCGAGCGCAGTGCCGAGACTGTGCTTGACATGGTGGAGGGCGGTGATCATCCGCACTCTTTCTACATCCGTGGTCTAGTGCCTGCTGGTCGCGGCACCGGAACACGTGGACCGCGAGTGCCTACGCCAGCCGCGTAGCGTGGTCCAGACACCCGGTGGTCATGGACAGCCACCGGGTGTCGATTACATTGTAATGGGAAACAATAGCCATGGAAACGCCTGATCTCGAAACCATGTTCGGGTTGTCGAAGCCCGTCACATGGGATGCAAGGCAACTCGTTGCCATCGAACAATGCACCGATATCAGCAAGCGTATCGTTGCGGTGACCGGCGAAGCTGGTACCGGCAAGACGCTGCTGATCAAGGAAGTACATAAGCGCCTGACGGATGCTGGCTATTGGGTGCAGGCAAGTGCACCAACAGGCAAAGCAGCTAAGCGCATCAAGGAAGCAACGGGGTTGGACGCGATGACCAACCACCGAATGCTTAGCTACGGAATGCCGCTTGAGCACATTGAGACGGACGAGAGGTCTGGGCGTAGGAAGCTCGTGCGCATATCAACCGGTCCACGCTATCGTCAGCAGTTCCCGATGTCATACGACACGATCATCTGTGACGAATATGCGATGGTCAACGAGGAGATCCACCGCAACCTGATCAACGCACTGAAGGCTGGCGCACGTATCTGCATGTTCGGTGACGTGAATCAGTTGAAGCCTATTGAAGAAGACAAGCGGCTCGATAACCAACCAAGCGCGTTTCAGCGTGCGCTAATCAAGTTCCCCGCTACTATATTGGAGACGAACCATCGGCAGGAACTCGGCAGCGGTATTGCCGAGAACGCGCGTCGCATACTCAAAGGCCAGATGCCACAGAAGCGCGATGACTTCACGATCCATATCGACGCGGAACCGGTGGTGCTGATCCAGAAGTTCGTGCGCGATCACTTAGCAATAGACGAAGACTATAGCGACGCCGAACACCAGATCATCACCACGATGAATAAATCGTGGATCGGCACTCGACGTCTCAACTTGGTAATCCAAGCAATGTTCTGGCACCGGGATCGACCATATATCGAGTTGCCGCGCTACAAAGCATGGAGCGGTGAGGATGAAGCACCGATCAGAGTGCAAGTCGGTAGTAAAGTTGTATATACGGCCAACACCTACGACCTCGGCACCGGGCAATCGGCGTTCAATGGTGAGGTGGGCATCGTTTGCGAGATTGCTCATGACGATGGCACTGTTGATATTGATCTTGGCGATCGCATTATCACAGTGCCCCCATGGCTCATTACTGTAAAGGAAGATGGTCGCGTGATCGAGGGCGATCCTCGACGCAACATCGACCATGCCTACGTGCTGACGACGCACAAATGCCAAGGCTCCGAGTATCGACACGTATGCTACATCATGAATAGGAGCACCACGTGGGTACAGAGCAGGCGCAACTTCTACACAGGCGTCACGCGTGCGCGCGAACGATGCACCGTGATCACGGACATGGTGTCGTTGGCTAAGTCAACCAGATTCCCAGGCTGAGGAGAACTGCAATGATGATAGCGCCGGTTAAATCAATCGGTGAAATGAACCACGAACTAAGCGCAGCGGTTGCCGCAGCAGGGTTGGTGTTCGACTGCGGCGTAGGTGGCGATATCAATAGCGACATCGCCATTATCGCCGAAGCACCCGGCGAGCGCGAGGCTGCGCAGAAGGTACCGTTGATCGGTGTCAGTGGTAAGTTCCTATGGGATACGTTCCGCCGCGAGGGCATAACGCGCAACGCTGTCTACATCACCAACGCGGTGAAGCGCAAGCTGGTCCACGCGGCGGAGTCGCTAGACGCTACGCCAAAGCAAGCGAAGATCGCGCTGAGCCATCAGGAGCTTGAGCACTGGAAGCATATCCTGTGGAATGAGATCGAGCGCCTACCCAATCTACGCTACATCGTGGCGCTCGGTAACTATGCAATGCAGGCGTTGATCGGCGAGACAGGGATCAACAGCTTCCGTGGTTCGGTATTCGATCTGACGGTCGGCATGCGCGCGGTGCAAGTGCTCTGCACCTACAACCCGGCGTTCATCCTACGCGAACCGAAAGCCGAGATCGTATTCAAGATGGACCTGAACAAGCTCAAACGGCTGCGTGATGGAAGCTACAAGCCGCCTCCGTTCCATTACGATATAAATCCTGATTACTTCGAGGCAATGGACTACATCACGCGGTGCGCCGATGCGCAATACGTAGCCTACGACATCGAGACGATCGCTGGTTACACCGCGTGCGTCGGTCTAGCGCCGAGTGCCAACGAAGCGATGTGCATCAACTTCAGGACGCAGAGCAACAATCGATTTCTGCTGCACGAGGAGCGCAACCTGCGCCTAGCATTGCAGGAACTACTCGGTAACCATCGTGGGCTGATCACGCAGAACGGTCACTACGACGCGTCGTGGCTATGGTATAAGGATCGCATCAAGGTGGCACCGCATTGCTTCGATACGATGCTCGCGCACCACGTGCTCTACCCAACGCTACCACATGATCTCGGCTTCCTCACGGCGCAGTATACTGACGTGCCATACTATAAGGACGACGGCAAGCAGTGGCGCGATCTCAACGATGCAGATGTATTCTGGCGCTACAACTGCACCGACTGCTGCGTAACCTACATGTGTGCCATGGAGCTATTGAAGGAGTTGAAGGAGCAGGATATGCAAGACTTCTTCTTCAACCACGTGATGCAATTGCAACCGCACCTTGTGCAGATGACAGTGGGAGGCGTGCTCTGTGACGACGAACTCAAGCAGCGAATCGCAGGAGAACTTGCAGCGAACGTGGATGCTGCAAGAGCAATATGCCAGACAAAGGCTCAGGTGGCAACTGGAGTCAGCGACTACCGATTTAACCCTCGCAGTGTCCCTGATCTCTCGCGACTGTTCTTCACCGATCTCAGGCTTGTCGGACGAGGAAACTCAACTGATAAGGAGAATAGAGACCGTATGCTCAAGCATCCTCGAACCAGTGAGTCAGCTAGAGCGCTTATTACGGCAATTAACGACTATGTTGGCGAAGCGAAGTTCGCCTCTACCTACGCCAACAGCAAGCTCGACGACGACCAACGATTCCGGTGTGAGTACCGTCAAACCGGAGTGACTAGCGCACCGGGCCGTTTGTCTAGTAGCCAGACGATGTGGGGCAGCGGGCTGAACATGCAGAATATACCCGAACGCGCCAAAGCGATGTTCGTCGCGGACCCAGGCTACGAGTTCAGCTACTACGACATGGCGCAGATCGAAGCCCGCATCGTCGCCTACCTAGCAGATATCACCGAATGGAAACATCAATTCGAGCTTGCACGCTTGAATCCAGGCAGCTATGACGCACATTGCGCGCTAGCAGCGTCTATGTTCAAGGTGCCCTATGAAGATGTACCACGGTCAGATATTGGTCCAGATGGAGAGCGAACCATTCGGTTCGTTGCAAAGCGGTGCCGCCATGGTCTCAACTACCGGATGGCACCCGACAAACTTGCCACCGTTACTGGCCTCAGTATCAGGGAAGCGGAGCAGGCGTATCGCCTCTACCATAGTGCCACTCCACAGATCGTCCTGTGGTGGGATGATCTTGTGTCGTTGGTTCGACGGGACCGGCGAATTTCTACTTGTCTCGGACGACGGTGGATGTTGCTAGAGCGGTATGACGAGGCCGCACTCGACTCGATTGTGGCTTTCGAGCCACAGTCGATAAACGGGGACCGTACTGCTAGTGTCATATATAAGTGTCACTCTGATCCGGCGTGGCCCCGCGACGCTCGCATAGTGCTGAATATCCACGATGCCAATATCGCCATTAACCGTCCGAGTGATGGTCCGTTAGTTCGCTCCATCATGCAGCGTCACGCCGAAGCCCCGCTGATGATCAACAGCGTGCGCAATCGACTGCTCGGTAGGCATCTGCCTGAACCTCTTGTCGTGCCTGCGGAATTAGGCGTATCACAACCCGATGAATATGGTATCCATCGATGGTCCTCGATCTCGAAACTGAAGCCTGGGCAAGAACGCCTAGCGGCATAAGGCTACCACATGGCTCGTTCTTAGCCAACTGGCTCAGCTATATGGACGATCAGGAGACGGCGCACGAGTTCGACCTATGGGCGGGTCTCTGGTTGATCTCGTGCGCAGTCGGGCGGCGCGTGGTTGTTCCGCGACCACGCGCTCCCGTCTACCTCAACCTATACGCAGCGCTGATTGGCGATAGCGGCATCGTCCGCAAGTCGAGTGCGATCCGCGAGGCTGCGCTACTAGCGCGCCCGCTGCTACGCGACACTACCATCAAGCTGATGAATAGCAAGATGACAGCGGAGCGCCTGGATCGCCTGCTCCATGAGCGCACCATGGATCACGGCTGCGCTCAAGCGGCGATTGCGATCAGCGAGCTTGCTACGTTCATGGGGCACGAGGGCTACACCGCCAACATGCCAGCACTGCTGACCGATCTGTACGATTGCCACGACACGCGCGACGGGGCAGGGACGCAGGCTGAAGGCCCGATAGTACAGCGCGACGTGTGGGTATCGTTCCTCACCGCCAGCACGCCTACGTGGCTCCTGAAGACCGTTAACCCGGTAGTCAGTGAGGGTGGCTTCACATCGCGTTGTCTGTTCATATGCGCCAGCAAGCCGAAGCGTCGTATCGCGTGGCCCGCGCCCGTAGACCCGAACCAGGGAACGCAACGAGAACGGCTGTTGGCTCAACTAACCGCGATCAAAACGAGCATCCGGATCGCAGTGCCGATCGACCAATTAGCGTTGCATCGTTTCCGCACGTGGTACGATGCGCGTGAGCCTGCGGTCGATCCATTCTTATCGACGTTCGAGGCTCGCGAGGATTCTCATATCCTGCGCGCCGCTGCGATGTTTGCGATCAACGATGGCTCGTGGTCGATAAATCAAGACGATATGCGGCAGGCGATCAGCCTCATTACCGCTGTGAAAAAGACAAGCTCCGCTGTATTTAGCCGTGCAGGCGAGCGTTCACGCTACGGCATCGGCGTCGAAGTCATGCGCACGATACTCATGTCCGCTGGTATGGATCCAGTACCACGCGGTATCATGTTCCGTCGTATGTCGCGCTACATAGACCACACGGAGTTCGTCGCCATGCTCGATATACTTGAGCAGTTCGGTGCCATCCAGCGCTTCGTATTGCAGAACGAGCGCGGTATCGGTCGGCCCACCGAATACATTCGCGGCACGCAGCAGCTTCTCGCGCCAGGGCTTGGGGATCGGATCGTCACCAAGCTGGCGATCTAGCTCATTACATTGTAATGGCTCACGGCATCTGGTGGAATTGCTCGGGTCCACGGGTCCAATCGATTCCACTGCGCGGAACGTGCGTGCCAGCTAGGTTCGACATTATGTCATTGAGGTTAGTCAAGTGCGCATCGATCGTCTGGTAGCGACTATACATATCAGCAGTCAACGCGTTGATCGCGTTGCGCTTATCAGCGGCTGCCATTGGTCCGCGCTGCACCGCATATATCTGCTTCTCAATATCCTGTATGGGTGGTAGCAGCTTGCTACGGATGAAGTCGTTCGACCGCTGCGACCGTATGAACATGTCGCGCATCACGGGATCGGTCGGCACCCGTAGGTCACCCGGTGGCTCGACAACCGGTTGCCCGCCTTTGCGTGTTAACCCCTGTTCAGCGAGTGCAGTTGTAGCACCAGCCGTCCGCTGCAAGTCGGCAAGCTCCTTGCGTACACGCTCCACAAGCGGCGAACTCTGCGGTATCGCTAGGTTGTTGTTCCATACACCCCCTAACATCGGGTTGGTGTCCTTGATGTTCTGCCCGATGTCACCCGCTAGTTGGCTGAATGCGTAGCCAGCATCACCCGTTGCCTTGTAGCGATCCCTGAACGCGAGCATGTTGTTTACCGCTTCGCCAGCGATACCGAATAGATTGCTAATGAGCGCTTTGCCCGACGCCTCATCGTTCTTCGAGAAATAGTTACTCGGTAGCGGCTGATTAGGAAGCGCTGTCTTCGGTGTAACGTCGTGCGCCAGACCTGTGTATAGTGGTCGCCCTTCAATTGCATTAAGCGCGATCGTATCGAGATTCGCGTCGTAGGTCTGATTGCCGAGTGCCGCTGTAACCGCGTTGAGTGGAGGAGGCGGTTGGTAGATGTTGAACAAATCACCGAGCGAGTGAACCGTCGAGGTCATTGTGCTGTAAGAGACCGGCGTATGTAGGAAGTCACCAAGCGTATGTAGCGTTCGCTCGTACCCCTGATCGCCCGGCTCGTGAGTAAACGCGCCAACGAGATGCGACGCGAGTTCAAGCATCACCGGGTAGAACGGACGCAATTCCTGCGGCAGCGATATCTCGGTGCGATCGGTTGGATCATTACTATGGAAGATGTTGACGCCCGCACCGCGTTGTCTCGTTGACAGCCCATTGGCGAGATAGTTCACCGTGTCCTTACCATGGAACATCGCGCTGTATATCTCAGCAAGTGCCGCTGTACCAAGCGTCAGCGACAGCCCCATCGACGTGCCAATTGGCGCTTCCTTAAGTGCGCGGAATAGCGATGCAGTGCCTTGTAGCGACATATTGCTATAAGGAAACAGCGAAGCAGCCCCACGCGCCCATGAGCCTGAGCCTGCTATCCCAGGATCACCCGTAACGCCGCGTACATTCGACGCAAGTTGCTCCGGCGTTAGCGTTCCAGCAGCCACTTGCCCGCGATTCAGTCGATAGTAGCTATCGTGCGCTGCATCAGCCAACACATTGAATATATCGTGGACCATGTTCTTGGTCCGTATCGCAGTCATTGCGGTACCCTTAAGTGGACCGGGTGCATAGCGCACCGTCGCACCAGGGAACAACTCCTCTGCATATCGACGCCATGGCGTGTAGACGTGCTTCGGCATATCAGTCAGGTTGCTCTGTGCTTCAGTAGCGCCGTGTGCTCCCGAACCACCGATACCCTGCAATCGACTCTCAGCTAAGATGCTATTATCATGCAGCGCATTAAACCGCGCGCTCAATTGATTGACGTATTGATCGCTAGTTAAACCGCGCAGCGTGCGATTGAACGCACTGCCGCCTCCTGGGCTGAGGACTTCACCAATGTTCTTAGCGAACACCGCACCTATACCACGGACAGCGGAGTTGATCGTATTCAGATAAGCCGTTGGATCGCCGCGCAATCCCGGTGTGAATCCAATTTGCTGCAAGGCGCGATCAATGTAGCCTGCGTACATCCCTTGCTGTCGAACTACAGGGATCATCGCTGCCATACGCACCGGATGCGTGAGTGCGAAGAATCGACCGCCCAACATGGCGAGTGGTCCAGTGGTTCCCGACTGCACCATCTTGCGTAGTCGATTAGCGCCACCCAGCCATGCGCTTTGCAACGCAGGCGGTCCCTTCAACGCGTTAGCTACATCGGTATTGTGTATACGGAATATCTTCGCGCCCTCTGGCGTGTAGATTGTCACATGGTGTCCGGTTGATGGAACTTGCCAATTGCCGTCTGCATCCTTACTCTCGCTGAATATCTTCTCACGCATTGGGTCAGCTTGCTGCGCAGCGAATTGCCGCTGCACGATATCGCGGTTCACGCTGTTTCTCGCGATATCCTTGTAGTTGTTCGCGTAGCTCTGCGCGTATGCATCCCACACGTTGCCCGGTATCTCGTTGGTGCCTGTACCGCTAACGTCGCGGAGTGCGTACGACGGACCTACATTACCTGTCGCGTCTATCTGCGGTGCCCAATTGGGTCGCGTCCTCTGTATATCTGCTCCTTGCGCCGCAGTTAGTCTCCCGTCAGTTACGGCTTCCTTGATTTGATCCTGAACGAATATCTTCTTCGCTAGTTGATCCGCTGCTTTGACCTTTGGATTAGCGTCGGCATCGGCGATGTAGTCGGTCAGTCCCTTGACATACTGGCCGGTCGTCGGGTCGGTGTATCCGTTAGTCTCGATGTTGGTGTAGTTGAGCTTGGGATCGCGTCCTTGCGACGCGCGTATTACCCTGTTATCCAACTCATCTGCATACCACGCGCGCGTATTGTATAACTGACGTTCATCAGGCGTCATCGACTTGAGCACGTCCAGATAGTCGGTTGCCGGCGTAATGGTATTGCCAGTGAATACCGACGTAGGACTCTTCATCTGCTGTTCGATTTTGGTATTCATCGCCATGTCGTTCGTCATGTTCAGCGATGCGCCGAACGACGGATTGGCTTGGTTCGTTTCAGCAAGTGAATCGTTGAGCCGCTTCAGCACAGCGCCCTTATCTAACCAGTCCTGTCGGAATGATGTCGCCGCCTCGCTAAGCGGTAGCACCTTCTGCAATCCGCTGCTTGGCATCGGCACTTCGCCAACATTCGTTGCTGGCTTCGTAGGATCGTTCAGCCCTTCAACGCGTGCATTGGCATCAGCAACCGATTGCTTTGCTCGATCTAGTATACCGAGCCTATCAGCTAGTGTAGCGATGCTCTTGCCACCATGCACGAGGCCAGCAAATGTGCCGAGGCCAAGCAACGTGCTGAGGCCAAGCTTGCTCCAATCCCAACCTGTGTTGCCTTGCGATTGGCTGAAATCGGGTACACCTGATGCATCGGTCGTATCATCGGCAATGCCATACTGCGATAGCGATGGTGCTGCGGTGTTGGTTGCAACGGTTACTGGCGATGAGAGATCAACGCCGTAGTTCGTCGCTGCCGATGGCGCTGGTTGCGTCGGCGGTCCCGCCGTTCCCTGCGGTGTCGATTGGGCTGCTGGCGGCGGCACTGGCGCTGCGTCTGCACTCGGGTTACCGCGCGACGTGATGTCATGGATGATTTCTTGCTTGAATCCCGTCGGATCGAGGCCAGCGATTGCGGAATCGAGTGTTGCTGTTAATCCACCAACGAGCGGCGCAACCTTCGGCAACACTCTTGCTGGTGGCGCAGCAAAGTGAAGCAGATTGCCGATTACACCCGGCAGCTTGATCACAGCCGCTGGATTAACCAGCGTGCCCATGGTATAAGCTGCGTCGTTGATTATCTTCTCAGTTGGGTTCTGCGGCGGCGGAATGCTCATCTCAGCTTCCGCCTTGCGCTTGGTTGCTTCTATGTCAGCTAGGTTCTGCTCCTGTAGCGGATAGGGAACCGGTGTCCACGTCGATCCGTCCGGTGACTGTATCCTAGTTGATGGTAGATGCATCAACTCCATCGGATCGGGGATCGCCTGTGCCGCATTGAGTATCGTTGACGGCAGGCCAACGGTCCCTTGATACAAGTTCTGTACCGCGCCGCTATGCCACAGCCGCTCATACCACGGCGCGTTCTCGTACTCCGGTGGCGTTACGACGTTGCTCCATATACCCGGTCCCCATGCCATCGCCTGCAACGCTGTGCGGCCAAGCGAAAACGGCGCATCGCCTGTAGGCGGCGGCTGCGTGATGTCCGGTATGTCTACGCCGTAGTCAGGCATTACTGCAACTTGTAGGTTCGCGTCTTACCAACAACCGAATAGCTACCATCGGAGTTCTGCTGCACGAGTGCTTGACCCGACTTGGCAACTGACGCAATGTCGTTGTATGCAGCCTTCGCGTTAGCGTCGCCTGCGTTGGCTCCAGCACGGAGGTTAGCAAACGCCTGCTGTCCCTTACCAATTACATCCGGTGGTATCGATGTCTGTCCACGTGCTGATCCCGATGCCGCTGCTGGTGATACTGGTGGCGCTGATGTGCTTCCTGCTGGCGGTGGTATGGTGCTACCGACACCTATCGGTGCTCTGTTGCTCGTTGCTCCCGTGCTTCTACCCGTTATCGTGTTTATCGTATTGAGCGCTGATGGTATCTGACTAAACGGCACCTTCGCAGATACCGTGGTTCCATAATCATCAGGCGACGTGATCGTTGCACGATCCAGCCCGACGCCTGCTGCTGCTACACGCCCTGCCGCTGCAATACGCTCCTTCGCTAACGCAAGCGGATCGCCCGCTGTCGTCGGTAGCCCAGATACCGATGATACTGTAGCAGGTGAAAACGGCGTCCCCGCTTCCGCGCCCGCCTGCGATGCCTGCTGTATGTTCTTCGCGATCTCACCGCGTTGCATCTGGATGCCGAGGTTGCCAATAGCACTGATATCGTTCGGGTCCATCCCCTGATAGAATGGCGCGAACAGCGGGTTCCGCGATGCAGCGCCAAGCAGCCCCGCCTTCTGCAACTCAGGCAGCGATCGCGCGCCTTCGGTCGCCATGTAAGCGCCCATTTGCTGCATCGCCAACTGGTGCTGTAGGTTCAGTTGGTCCATGTAGTTCCGGCTCTGCACGTCGCGGTCTGCGCGATACAAGTTGAGTAGCGGCAGCCCAACACCCGTCGTTGACGGGTTGGCGATCATATCAGCGAGATTGGTTTCAATCGGATACGGATCAACGATCCGTGGATTGATCCCCTGGAACGCCATGCTTGACATGCCAGCCATCGGTTAGCTCCTTAATAACTCATCTTGTAGTCGAAGCTTCTAGTGGATGTAGGAACTCCAAATGCGTTAGTTATTGTAGAGGGACTGCCATCACCGCTACCACCGAACCAACTACTGATCTTGCTCGTCAAGTCCTTGTTCTTCAGCAAATCAGCAATCTGGCCGGTAACGCTCGTAATGTCGGTGCCTGTTGTACTCGGCGGTACACCACCCGCCGCTAGACCAGCAGCCGTAGTAACTCCGGTCCCTGCGCTCGATGCGCCCGATTGCCCGTAGAACGGTAATTGCCCAGCGGATGTCTCGCGTTGCGTCATCGCGCTAAGCAACTGCGCATTAGGATCAGTCGAGGCGATACCGGGCGTCTGTATATTAGGCGATGGCCCGATTGCACCTGACGCTTGTAGCTTAGTCATGTATGGTGCGAGCCGCGCACTGGATGCTTCACCGGCACCCGTCATCCCTTGTATCGTTGCCTGCGAGATCGCATCGCGCACATTCTGCGCCTGTTGCCTGCTGTAGTCGGCCAATTGGGTACCCATTCCGGTCCCCGTGCGCACACCTTGCGACAACATACCGCTGAGAATCGGTTGTTGCGTCGCGTTTGTCGCATTGATGATGTTGCGCGTCATCAGTTGCGTCAGCGTCGATGGATCGACCGGCTGCACATTAGCTACAGCAGCGCGCGCTGCATCGACACCCGGCTGCGCGGATACGCCAGTGCGCATCTGTATTTCATTCGCTAGTGCCGCATTCGCCATGTCGGTTACGTTGCGCTGGATCGCAGCGCCGTACATCGCGCGCTGTACTTCGGCAGGCAGCGCGCCCATGGTCATTCGCCACGTGTTGCTGCCGGGATCGTAGCTATACTGATTTCCCATGCTGTCGGTGTAGCCAGCAGTAGAGCGCGCGAGTCCCTGCGTCGCGAGTTGATTGCTGACGCCCTGCTGCGCCATCGCGTTGAGCAGTGCAGCGCGATCATACGCAGCTTTCTCATCCGCTGCCGCCTGCGCACCACCACGACCAAGCAAGCCACCAGCGATACCACCAAGTGCGCTGATACCTGCTGCGCCTAGAGTAAACGCCATCTCATAGCTCCTTGGCGTAAGTCTGTTCGATCAGCCGGTAGCCGAGCTTGGGGAACAACGGCTCCTCATCGTAACATGTGCGGAAGCCATGAGCCACTTGCTTCACGCCCTCATTACAAAGTAATGGCTCTGCGTGCTTCATCAGCGCGCGCCCAATTCCCCTACCCCGGTGGTTTGGCGACACCGCGAGTATGTCACATAGCGCGATCTTGACCGTCTGATGATGCAGGTGGTTGATGATCAGATAGAGTACGAAGCCAATGAGGCTAACATCATCGATTGCACCGACCGTCAGCGTGTGCCCTTCTTCCTCAAGCCGCTGCAACTTGTCCCATGCGATATCAATCGGCGGCTGCAAGCCAGCCACTTTGTGACCACCAACCGCGTAGTAGTGATGCACGATGTAATCCATCGCGCCAAAGTAGTCCTCAATGCGAATCTCCTCGATAGCAAGTAGCGTAGCCATCAGAATGCGCCCGTGGTCCCGAGTCCGCGTCGCTGCGTGTTAAGGATCGTGTTGCCGAGGTTAGTGACGAGCCCACCACCACCAGCGCCGCCACCAGCAGCAGGATTAGTGACTGCGGGATTGCTTGCTCCCTGCACTACGCCACCTGCTGTTAGTAGCGTCGGTAGATCAGCGAACTGCGTGCTACCTACTTGGTTGCGTATCGCGCCCGCAAGCCCGCTGAGATCGCTGCCAACCATCGTGCTCGCTTGTGTAGTGTATGGATCGGTGGAGAAGTTGGCTGTATCGCCAAGGCTCAAGTTAGCCGCTGCGTTCTTCGCTCCGGTGATGTAATCGCCCAGATTGCTGCGCTCCGTGCCGAGCACTCCCATGCCCATCGAGCGCACGCTATCGGTTGCTGCCTGCTTCTTCTGGTTAAGCATGCTGGTCGCAGCCGCGTATCCCGTATCTGTTAGTGTCCCGCGCATATGCGCATTTTCAAGCTGCGCAGACAGCGGATCGAACTGGTCGCTGACTATCTGGCTAACGAGCGGGTCAATCGACGTGTCGGGTAGCGCGGTTGTCGTATAGGTCGGTGAGAATGCAGCGCTCATCTTGTTGCTTGCAGCCGTGCGTCCGGCTGTGAGCGCTTGGTTGACGATATCCTGCCCAAGCGACGTTGGGAACGCGCCCTGCGGATTGGTGTCGAGGTCTTGTATCGTATTCGTGTATCGCTGGATGTTAGGCTGAATGTAGGTCGATTCATACGCCGATGGGTCTACGCCTGCATCTCTGAAAGCTTGTTCTGTTTGCTGCGTAGCTGACGAAACTGCCGTTCCTTTGCGAGTCTGGAAATCCGCTTCATCCTGCGCTGCCTTCTGCGCTGCTGCCGCAGCCGCTGCGTCACTTGCTGCTTTGGCATCGGCTGTCCTTCGGTCGATCTCTGTGTTTAGATCAGCAGTCGTGCTGAACGTCTTACCGCTCACTGGATCAGTGTACGTAGGCGACGGCATCGGTGGCTGCGACTTGTGCCCTCCACCGCGTAAGCCAGCAAACGTCAGCAGATCAATCTGCCCACCCGGCGTGAACATCAGTGCCACTCCCATCAAACGCGTAGACTGCCCCGTATCGCTTGAATCCCATGTGCCGATAGAGTCGATCAACCGCAAGCGGTAGCGAGGAAGCAGTGTCGGCGCACTGCACATGCACCGCGCCCTTAGTCTCCATGCACCATCGCATGAAGCCGCGCATTAGAGCCATAGCAATCTTCGTGCGCTCCCGCGTGCCCGGTCGTACGTACCACGCATCCTCGATACCGATGAGCTTGCGGTTGAAGTAGAACGGCTGCACGCTACCGAGTACGAAGCCCACGTAGCTATCGTCGTCCTGCTGCGCTATGCACGAGTAGTAGTCATCGTCGTAGAGCGTCGCGTGCCCCTGCTCCATGGCGAAGTCCCAATCGAAGTCGATGCCGTTGCGCGCGAAAGCGCTACCGTCAACAAGCTCGTTGGCTAGTTGCACGCAGTGAACTAGGTTCGCCTCAGTAACGCGACTAAGCTTCATGGTAACAGCGGCCTATGTAGCGCTGCCGGTAGCAAGTACGCTACCACCACCAGAAGCAGGATCAGCAGCAGGACCGCTTGTGCGATCGCACCGAATGGCGGCGGCAGTGGGATCAGCGTCAGGATGTAGTAGATGATCCCAAATACTATCAGAACGATCAGCAGTGAAACTAGTAGCTCAATCATTTGCCCTTCGGCTTCCCTGCTGGTGGGCGTTGTGGAGGCGGTGCGTTGCCACCACCAGTACGACGCGCATTGTTCAACGAAGCAGCAACCGCCTGCTTCTGCGGATAGCCTGATGCGATCATCTCACTGATATTCTTGGAGACTGTCGCTTGATCGCTTCCACTCTTAAGGGGCATGTATGCCTCCACAGTTGGCGAACAATTCGATCATCCGGTCCATCTGCCGTTGCTCGGTGCGTAGATACGTTAGACCCGCCAGCGCGAACACTACGTTAATCAGCAGTAGACCAAGCACCAACGGATTCCCCCGTAGAGCGTCAACGGTACCACGTATCAACTCTACGGGGGACACGCTACTTACCTTCCGTGCTTCGGCCCCGAATCGCCTTCCTTGGGGAAGTAACCCCAACCCCACGGCGAAACATACGCCCAACCGCCCTCAGCAGGCGGCGGCTTAATCGCAATGTCGGGCGGTGCGGGCGATACATCAGGTGGCGCGGGCGGTAGATATATCGGTGGTGTCGGACGCGGGTCATTCGGCCCCCAGATTACTAGCGGCGGATCACCCGGATGCACTGGTGGCAAGTGAATAGGCGGTGTCGGTCGTGGATCAGTAGGCCCCCAGATACCGGGTGGTTGCGGCATGTGTATCGGTGGCGTAGGACGTGGATCGGTTGGTCCCCAGATACCAGGCGGCTGTCCAGGCGGTACTTCATCCGGTGGTACAATCGGTCCACCACCAACCGATAGTCCGTAGATGTTCATCTTACCCTGCATGTAGACGCGCTGTTGCGTCCTACCTGTCAGGTCGTACATTAGACCTGTGAACTCAACGGGTACGGCAGCCATGACTACTCTCCTTCTGGGTCATTACATTGTAAAGGGTGCATCAGAACCTGTAACCAAATGGAAACAGGAGGATGGGCGCAACGAGTATAGCATCGATGGGACTCATTTCATACCCCCGCCACGGCATTCCATATACCCGAACCCTGCGACACGTACATCGTGGTGCCGACTCCACCATCAGTGCGCATCCAGATGCTGCCCTTTGGCTGCGTGCCGGTTGCAGCACCTATGCCTCCATTTATGGTCTGGCCAGCTGTACCCAACGCAAGACCCCCAGTCCCGATCGTCACTGCTCCAGTCGAGCGAGACAACGAAAGTGGCGTCCCAAGATAAGTTCCGGCATCCGAATAGCGTTGAAAAGTCAGATCACCGCCGGCGTTGGAAGTCGGCGGCGCACTCACATATTGCCAGACCACGGTGCCATCACTCGTGTTCCCGGAGGTCGCCCACGTCGGAGCCGTTGCCCCGCTCGTTCCCGTCGTCAGGACCTGTTGGATGTTCGTGCCGTCGAATATCTGTGCTCCAGCAGTCGGATAAGCGGTATTCGCCAACCACAGCGGAGGACTATGCGCACTCAGCACCACTTGCCAGCGTTGATGCCCACCATCCCGCCAAGATATATAATTAGTGGGCTGGCCATCAATGATGATCGGCTGACTACCTCCAAGACTAAACATCACACTGCCGCTGTCATTAAGCGACAACCTCGGCGTGCCGTGGTAAGCATATTCCAGCGCGTTCGATGTCGAATTATATTTCAGTGTGCGATTGTTCTGCCCTGCCTGAGTTTGGCTACCACTGAAATCAATCGGCGCGTCGGAACCTATGCGGATCGCAGCCGTGTTTGGATTAGTTACGTTATCGTAAGTTGCTCCCGACATCTCGATCACGGCATCATAGTACGTCCCCTCCGCGAGCAATCCAGCACCGTGCGAGTGCCCTGGCGACGCAGTGATACCGATCGCACGCGAAACCTGTGAGTTATGCGTCGTTCCCGCCAACCAGACGACCGTTCCGTCATTAGTCCTGCCAGTTGATCCTGGCGCAGTGACCTGCCACACGACGGTCCCATCAGTAGTCGTGGCTCCGAGTGCCGTTGCCCAGGTCGGACGCCCCAACCCGCTCACTCCGGCTGTCGTTACCGTCTGGATGTTAAGATTTAGGTCGAGGATGAACTCGCCGACGGCATACGTTGAGTTAGGATGCCAGTCGGGCAGCGACAATGCCCATGTCGTGGAGACCGGCGCAACCATTACCCACGTCAAGGCAATGACAGTACCAGCATTCTCGGTTGTGGTCCCACCAACGGCTGTCGCCCAAACCGGCGCTGTCGTACCAGCTCTGCCAGCGACTTGCACACTTTGAAAATTACCGTTGCTATCGATGATCTGCGCACCAAGCGGATAACTGCGATTCGCCAACCAGTGTCCGGTTGGATTCGGTTGCACCGCTCCGCTCGTTCCCGCAATCACACATATCTGGGTGGAGTTCCAGTCGGTAATGACATCGCCGACGCTGTAAGCGTGGTTTGCACTCCACGCGGGCAAGCCATTGCCTGTAATATAATACCAGTGTGTCCGTCCTCCGAAGCGCGGAACATACGCAGAATACGGCATGCCCTTTGGACCATATTCCGGGCCATTTTGAAACAAGTCGCTTTCGCAGCCAATGCTGCTTGCTGCATGCTTCGTACCCAATCCGGTTAAGTCGACAAAGTGGCTCCAATATGCAAAACCCTTCGATGCTCCTTTACGCCGCCAGATAGTCGAACCAATGCCGACCGGCTGTCCCGAACCGGTTCCGAGCAAACTGTCGACAGTATCGACGGGCTCTCCAAAGCCGACCCCAAGCAAAGTTCCGATGGTGCTGAGGCCAATGGGAAAGCCAGCACCCGTCGTGTCCCACCATTGCGTAAGGTTGGCGCTGTTCGACGAACCTTGCCCACTATGCTCGACGCGCACGACCGGAGTCATATTGGGAAGCGCCGATACCGCCCACGTAATGGTGTTATCAACCGTTGTGGCACCAAGCGTCGTTCCCCACTGAGCAGGAAACCTGGCCCCGCTCACGCCGGTATTCTGTGCAGTATGAAAATGCGCCCCATCCGAAATCTGCGTCCCAGCAGCGTAATTGGTGTTCGCCTGCCACCCCGGAGCAGAGATATCGGTGCGCTGAATAAACTTTTGGCCGTTAACATAGTTCTCGATCTGATCGCCCATCGTAAAGGGCGTGACCAGCGTTCCAGCCAAAGGCCCACTTGGCCATGTCGTTCCAACCGGCAACGGCGGCGAACGAGTATCGACAACGCCGTCCATCTTCCACGTAACGGGGGGCAGCGATGGCGCTGGTGGCGTAGGGACGTTGTAGATGCCGGTCGGCACGTAAACAATGGGAGTTCCGTTCGGTCCCGCCATCGCCTGTGCCGCATTTCGCGCCGCTAAGAATGCAGCGCTGTCGTCGGTCACGCCGTCGAGCTTGGCGCCGAATTGCACGACGTTGACATAGTTGCTTAAGAGAGTAGAGGTACCAGTGTAGCCTTCGATGACCCACTTCTCGCCATCCCATGTGAACACTGTACCATTCGGCGCAATAACTTGATCGCCCAACATTGGATTCGTCGGGAAGTCGAAGTCAGTAGACATTGGAGTGATTACGTTCATCTTACACCCCCGCCACCGCGGCCCAGGTGCCGCCGCCGGCACTCACATAAAGACGCGCGCCCGTGGTGCCATCGTTGCGCAGCCACAGGCTGCCGTTCGGCTGCGTTCCGGTAGCCGCTCCCGCGCCACTGCGAATCGTCGGGCCTCCGACACCAACGATGAATCCATTTGCGGCGCTCGACTGCACCTGGTTATTGGCGACGACACCGGCGACAAATGTGCAGGTCCCGTTCGTAAGCGCCAAGGCTGTCGCACCACCGACCACGATATTCATCTGTCCAGACGTGCTACAGATGCCCTGCGTGGTGCTGTACAACGCGATATGCTTACTCAGATCAATCGTGCTCGATGCAAACACGCTGCCCAGGCTCAGACCAGTCGATGCAGCACCGCCCGTGATCGCTAGGCCACCGCTGCTGATCGTCTCAGAGCCAGTAATAGTTCCACCGGCTGCTGGGAACGCCCCGAGAGCCGTCAATGCCGCGTTGGCTGTCGTTGCCCCAGTGCCACCGCTCGCAATCGCCACTGGCGTCGTCAGTGAGATCGTCCCTGCTGTTGTGATCGTGCCGCCGCTCAAACCATTGCCAGCAGTGACAGAACTAACCCCACCCATCGACAGCGGCGTTATGCCCGAAGAATATTTCGCCGTCGTCCATGTGAAGACGTTGCTGTCGTCAATCCAGATGTTTGTCGGCGGTAGCAGACCGTCCGCCGTCTGATCGAACATCACGCCGTACTGCTGCTGCGGCGTCGGCCCTGCTACCCACACTACCGAGCCGTCGTTTGTCGTTGCCCCGAGCGTCGTCGCCCAAGTCGGGACCGTTGCTCCTGTCGTGCCCGCAGTCTGCACTGTTTGCGTGCGAGTGCCGTCGGTAATGCTCTGGCCGACACCATATGCCCGACTCGCCACCCACGGTGGCTGCCGGTCGATCATGATGTTGTTAGTAATGCGGACATCATCGACTGTCTGGAACTTGCCGCTGAACGAAACGCCGCCCGTCCAGGGATTGATGCCAGCCATATAGGCGTTAGCCAGACTGGTGTTGATGACCGTGTTACCGGTGACAGTGATGTTGCCAGTCGGGTAAGCGCCTCCCGCGTAACTGTGGCCATCGAAAATGCCGACGCCGCACCCAGCGCAGTCCCGAAACATATTGTCGGCTACTACAGCATTGTACACGCCGCAGAGATCCACCCCGTCGCCATTGGTAGTGCTGAAATTATCGCTCACCTGCACGTTCGAGCTATAGAGAACGAGGATGTCTCCAGGAACATCTCCAAGCGTCACGGTCATCGCCGACCGATACTGCTGCTGATTGTTCGTGATGCGGTTATTCAAAATCGCCAAGTCACGGATGTTCTGTAAGTTGATCGCTCCATAACCGATATCACTGAAATTGCAGCGGGCGATCGTGCTCCGGTTTCCCCAAGTCGTTTGCCCCAACGTGTTACTGTTCGTCAGGCACTGCCGCCTGTCACCTGCAACAAGCGACGATTTCCAGTGATTGCCGATATTAACGAACGTGCAGTCTCGCACCACGAAATCATTGAGCTGGCTGCCGTTCCACGCCTGCCCGCGGCAATTCTGGAACAAGCAGTGATCGAGCGTGATATTGTTGCACTGGAACGCCGTGATGGCCGGATTAGCCGTGCCGAAGTCCGGCCCAGACGGGGTCCAACCGCCCGCCGAACTGCCCGTATATGTGCAGCTCCCGCCATCGAACGTCAGACCATAAATGACAATGCCAGCCGTTGTCGTGTTCTGGAAGGTGAACAGCACGGGATTAGTCGAATTGCTCGTCAGCGGCTTAATGACCACCGTCCCCGGATAGGCCCACATCGTGCAGCCGGAGAAGGTGGCAAAGACCGTGACCGACTGCCCGAGCATGATCGGATTGCGCGAGGGCGGGAAATAGAGCGTGCAGGGTGCGTGGCTCTGGGCGTAAGTGACCGCCGCGTTCAGTGCTGTGTAGTCGTTCGTCACACCATCGGCGACGACGCCGAAGTCACGAACATTGACGACTTCCGCCGCGCGGGCCTGCGCGCTGCGCGACGCACTGCCGCCGGTCGCGGTATAGTTGAGCGCCCCCGTCATCGTACCACCGGCTATCGGTAGACGAGACGTATCGGACGGATGAACGTGGTCCGCAAGCGTGTACAGATGAAGCGTGCCGATATTGCCGACGCCATCCATGATCGGCGTGATGTTGGACGGCGGGATGCTCGATGTATCAGGCGCTACTGCAATCCACTTCTCGCCATCCCAGAGGTAGGTCTCGCCGTTAGGCGCTGTTACTTCTTGTCCGTATACCGGCGCGGGAGGGAATGTGAAGTCCATGGCTACGATCGTGCCTCTAGCACAGCTATACGCGCACGCAGTTGCTTAATCTCTGTGAGCAGATCGATCGATGCATCGCCATCTTGCAGCAGCACTCCACCCGGTGTCACAGTGCCATGCACTAGCAAATTGCCGCCCCCAGTTAGCTCCATCGCTAAGAACGAAGAAGAACTGCCTCCGGTATACCAAGTATACGCTCCGTCACTTGGATCGTATTGCCAATAGCTTCCTGAGATGAATGACTCCACAAATCTACCGCCCGTTACGGAGTGGGTCCAGGTGAATCCGGTGCCCTGATCGATTATAAGCTGTGTATCGACTCCGAAGGTACCGATGTTGCCGATTACCGCCGCAAAGACCGAAGCTGTTAGCGTATTGATGTTAGTGACGTTGTAATTGTTGGCGCTGAGATTCTGTTGTAGCGGCGCGAGCCAGCTACCGCTGGTCGATGTGATATTGGGCGCACTTACGTTGATGCCAGCGGTTATGTTGGTAGCAGCGAGTGCCGTTATGTCCGCTGTATTGATGCCCAGGATGTTGTGATTATTTGCATTGAGGTCTTGCGTCAATGGAGCGAGCTTGCTCCCCGCTGTCGATACCAGCGTTCCGGCTGTCATGGTGCCGGTAGCTTGAACGGTATTCGCGCTCAGTGTAGAGACGCCAGTGATGTTATTCCCACCAGCGTCAAGCGCCTGCCTGAGTTGGTGGATATATGCAGAGCCAGAGACAGTGAGCGATGTTGCAGACAGCGTGGAGTAATTCGCAACGCCCACAGCTAGCGTGCCTGCTTGCAACACTCCCGTTACGACGAGATTGCCGCTGATCGTCCCGCCGTTTAGCAGGTCGCCATTCGTCTCGACCCACTGTCCGTTGTAGTAGACGAACAATCCGGTAGCTGAGCTATCCCACCACAACTCACCCTGCGTAGCGCTGGTCGGTGGGTTAGCGGAAATAATCACGTCGCTTGTCGAGCCAACCCAATCGGTGCCAGTCCACACGAGCAACTGCTGTTGCCCTGTGTCGAAGTACGTATCACCGGCTGTCAGCGGGTTGCCGTATGGATCAGTAGTCGGTGGACCACTAAGCGCACCGAACCAAGTAGAGTGGAACTGTGTCCACGCGTTCTCCGCATCCTGCGCGTATTCCTGTGCGCTGTTGACTACCTTCAGCCAATAGCCCGGACGCGCACTGCGATCCTGCGCGAACGTCGTGGGTGTAGCAGCGCTCGTGTTGTTAACTTGCGCTGTCCAGAACGACCCATCAGTGTTATCGAGTACCGTCTGTCCGATATAATAGGCTGTGGAGTTGGTCCAAAGCCCGATAAACCCAGGAACCGACGTGATGGTGCTGAGCGCAGCGTCAATAACGGAGAAGTTGCCGTTGACATCGCCATCCCACGGCTCATAGTCGAAGTCGGGCAGATGCAGCTTGAATATCGGTGTGTAGTCCATTAGCGTCTAATGCTCCCGCGCAAGTAGTTGACGCTGATGCTTACGAACTTTACTTTGTAATTGGTCGTGCCGTAGAATCGCAGCTTCATCAGCTTGAATTTGGTGTTGAACGCGTAGAGCCGTTCGTCTGATGAGCGCCTACCACCACCATACGGCGAGTCGCCATACAACTGACTGCCGTAGCCAGCAGCGTCACCAGCCACCATGGTCATCGATAGCATAGGCGTGGTGGCGTTGTTGTAGTAGTTGTCTACATACATCTCACAGGTGAACTCGCCCGTTCCCTTAGTGTCGAGGCCGATATAACGAACTGTCTTGGTGTTCGTCCGCGCCTGGAAGTCGGCCCACGGCAGTTCCCAGGTGAATGATACCGGGACGCCCTTACCACTGTTGATGTCAGTATCGCCATTGAAATCGATGTTCGTGTCGGTATCGTCGAAATCGTAGGTATAGAGCTTGTTGCCTCCGCCGAACACGATATTCTGTAGCGCTGTCCTGCATGCGCAGCGCCACGTCCATCCGCGCAGCCGCGCCCATGCTGCTACCTTCAGCGTCGGGATGTTGGTGTAACTGAAACCGATGGTCTCGGTGACAGTGACGCCATCTGAGGCGAACGACGGAATGAACAGCATGTATCGAAAGTGCCGTAGATCGTAGATCGCAAACACGAACTGCGTTATCTGCGCCTGACTCAGCGCCGTCATCATCGGCGTGATGAGTGGATCGACTAACTGCGACACGCGCAAAGCACGCAGCGTATTATAGAACGCTAGCCGCGTCGCGCTATTGACACCAACGTTGTCAGCGTAATACGTGTCGTCACCAAGGCTGATGAGTGTTCGATGTGACAGACAGCCGTATTCCTCGATGAAGCCATCATCTGTAGGTACGTGAACTGGTGTAGCGTCTGTCGTGTAGATGCCGAGGTTCATCGGCAGAACGCCGCGCTCGAAAGCCACGAGCAACTTATCACGATAAGCGACCATACCAGTGATAGTTGCACTGCCAAGAGATACGCGAGGGCCAAGGTCCATTGCAATCGCGTCATTTGGAATTGGATCGCTAAGCCACGTTCCGCTTGTTCCCTTGGCGCTGATAAATAGGTAACTTGGTTGCGCTGAGATTCCTGCGATGCACGTGTATTGCCCGTGGGCGATAACGAAAGCTCCAACTGGCGTGTTGACATTGCTTCCGCTCGCTAGGTCCTGTAGGAAATCCGGCTTCATGTAGTTAGCGTTGCTCGGGTTGCCACTAATCAGGATCGGCTTGTCTTTCCCATTGGCAACGATGAGATCGCTGTTGAAGATAGTGAAGCTAACGAACTGCGTACCGCTGGTGAATGGATTACCGCCGCCGACAACCAGCGTCATCGGCGTTACAGCACCGCTACCGTCTACTTTCCAGAACGTGCCATCGGTCTTCACCACGATGACATAGCCATTGAAGTAGTAGACGTTGACGATCGCTACGCTTGATCCACCGACTGTTGCAAAGTACTTCGTGCCAGGGCGGATGCTCAGCGTTCCGTCGGTGCCGCGCTCTACGTTATCGAGCACCTTGGCGAACTTCGGTGACATGTTGAGATCGGTGTCGGCAACATTCAGTCCGCCGTCGTAGCTACGGATCGTGCTCGTTTGCAGGCGCTCCGTCGCCCCAACCGTCCGTTGGTTAAATTCCTTCGTCAGATACATCAGGGCACCGTCCACCATTGATCGGTACCAGCGGGGAAGCGCGGATCGAGTGTCAGCGGCTGAATAGCTTGCGCGCTTTTCATCTGTTGTCGTCGCTTAACCGCCATCCCTTGGAACTTGTTCGCTTGCGCGGGAACACTGCCGTCGTCTACGCAGTACATCCACGCAGCGTCGTATTGGAGTAGCAGCGCATCCAGATACACGGTGTCGCGCGAAGTAATCGGCATCTTGTTCCGCTGGCGCGCATGGATCATCACGTTGCCCGCTGCGCCCTGCGGGAACACGCGCATTGGGCGGTGTGGTATCGTGTAATCGGCATCCATGAACAGCCGCCCGGTACCGCTGAGCGTGCTCGGATTCATGGTTGTCGGTAGCTGCGCCAATCGAATGTTGCTCGTGTCGGGCCACGCGATACGAATATCTCCATAGTTGTCGATGCTGCTAATCGGACCTGTGAGGTCTTGCGTCAGTAGTCCTGTCGATCCATCCAGCGGTATCGGGCCAAACATCGCCATGTAGTCCTTCCACCACATCTCCTCGATCTCCATGAGGAATGCGTTCTGGATGAACTGCGTGATGCGTGGCGTCGAATACACCTGCGTCGCGAGGCCAGGAACCTGCGATAGCTCGTTGATTACTGCGCTGATGATGTCACTGACAACAGCAGGCATTGCTACCCCGCTTTACAATGTAATGGCGGCAGAGCCGGAAGGACTTAGCCCTGCCGCCACCCCACTCAGGAACCGAACTGCTTGATCCCCATCAAGCCGCCGTTTCCTGCCGCGTTCACATCGTTAGCCATGTCGAAGATAGCGGTGATGACTGTGGTGCCGTCGAATGCTGTAGTCGGCGCATATGTGCCGCGTGGATCGCCAGTGACTGCGGTCGCCGGATCGGTAAGCACGGGTGCAGTAAGCGTTCCCGCCGTAGCAGCAACACCAGCAGCAGTCTCGAACTGACACCGTAGCGCCTTATACGGCAGCCCGAGACCAGCACCGCTGCCGAGGTTCAGCGTTACAGCACCGACTGTCGGGATGGTGAGGTTAGCGAACGACTTGAACGCTTTCTTCCCAACGACCGCAGTTCCGCCGTTCAGCACGAGGTTCTCGGTGATCGGCTGCCCGATGTAATCCCATCCACGCAGCGTCACGGTACCCGATCCCGCTCCACTAAGGATGACGCTAGTCACGCGACCATATGGTTCGGGGAACTGCGCAACGCCAGTGAGATCGACGACGGTGGCGGCAGAGGCAGTGGTCGCATTGACAACGAGCGTCGCGTTGTTGGCCACGGGCGCACCGAAGTTGACGCGCGTTCCGCCGTTGTAATTCACGTCCGACGAATACGCCATCGCTGGCACATAGTTGTTCGTCAGGCGGAAGTTGGCAGTCGGGTTACTCATTACATTAGGCATCGGTTACTCCTCTAGCTGCGCGTTGGCGCTCGGTGGGCGCGGGCGGTTCTGCGTCTTGCGTGCGACGATCTCCTTCGGCGTTAGGCTGAAGTCATCGGGCACAGATTCACCGCTCTCCATATCGATGTTAGGCACGATATCGAGAACGCCCAACCGTTCCAACTGCTCTCTATCGTCTTCGGCAACGAACATGCTGTGCCCTTGAGGAAAGTACAGCATATAACCAGCCTTGAAGTTCTCCTTACGCGGAACGATCTTGCGCGTGATGATCTTCTTCTCACTGTTGTTCGTGGTGAGAACCTTCACATCCTCCGTGATATCCATCACGGTGCGCACGAAGTTGCCCTCGATGTATTCCGCCTGGAACGCTGGCTTGATGTTAGGTTTCGCCATTAAGCTACCTCCATATGCGTCGCCCTACGGGTTTTCAGTTGGGAGAGTCGATCAACAAGCTCGCCCTTCTGGGCCATTGAGTAGGTGTCGCGATTGTTTAGGTATTCGAGCAGCACGTCCGCTTCTGCGGCTTTAGCCCGCATATACTTGCGGATCGTCTGCAAGAACACGCTAGCGTTCACAACAGCGTCGCAGGTCCACGACCAGTACTGCGTATGGCGGGTTGTACCACGATCAGGTCGATCGATTAGAACGAGAGCGCCACCGAATGCGCCGAAGAACATATCGAGCGCCGTACGGTCGGTCTGCGTGATCGTGATGCGAACTGTGACTGAGTAGAACGCACCATCTTTCATCTTGCGATACAGACCGATGCTTCCTTCACCATCGAAGAACCCCGCCATCCAGATACGGTCGTCAGTCGTTAGCGCGTTGATCCCTTCGATACTGATGTTGCCGGTTCGCCGTACGAGCATTTTAGATTCGGGCACCTGCTTCCTCCTGAGTTGGATGACGGTTCCCATCTACCACACTCCCACGATCGAGGGCAAGGACTTTATGACCCACCCACTAATTCGTGACGACTCCATGGGTCCGATACGCCCTCCACATGCACCACTGCCCCTCCCAAACCACCCTGCTCCCCACCGCATCCACGTTCCACGGCGCAACTAGCTCCTTGACCTTCATATTGACGCCACGGAGCATGTGCAGACGCAGGAACTTATCGTTGATGAAGTAGGCGTAGTTGACGGGGCAATCCTCGTCGTACATCAACGGGATGCCGTTGTGCAGCACGCCCTCGAAACCAAGATCGAACATACGCTTGCTGCTCTTGCCCTCACTCAACGGGATCGTCAGCTTGTCGCGCACTGCTTGCCGATAGCTGCGGTAGATGTTGCGGCCCGTGAGGATCACCGCCGGCCTATCGCCTTTCAGCGTCAGGTCCATTAGCACGTCGTCGAATACCTCTTCGATGTTCGTGCTATCGAGGTTACCGCTGAACGCGTAACTCGAAGTGCGCCACTGCGTTTGCGTCGAGCGATCGATGCCACCCAATACACCAGTTGTCGGATTCGTGGGAATGAGAGCACCAAGTCCCAACGGATCGCTCCCCCCGCCAACTGCGTAGAGATACTGACTGAACTTGTCCTTGATGCTCTCCTCAAGGACATTCATCTTCTCCTTCATCAGCTTGAATATCTGGCTGGAGCCTTGGTTCTCGTCCTGCTCCTGATCGCTGATGATGACCGTGCCCGCTACACGCGAATACCCGTATTCGACGGTATCGAACTCATTGGTCTGGTTAACGGGCAGTGGCGCGTAGTAGCTATACGACGTGATGTTGGGGTTGCGCCCAATGGTCAGAGGATTGGTGATGTTGTAACCACCATCCTCGTATTCCACTCTGTCGTTGGCGAATACCCATGCCATCAACGCATTGCTTTTAATCGCTGCCAACACCAACTTGCGTCGGCTCTTGGTCAGCGTGGAGTGCAGCACCGTGGCTACACTCGGAACAATCGTACCAACGGGCATATGTTGCGCTCCTAGTTCAGCATTCCGCTCTCATGCATGGCACCGCGGATAATCTCGCTCCACGATGTATTCTCGTTGTATTGCCCACCGGTATCTGTACGAGGAACAGCCCCATTCACTGCGCTACGTGATCCGGGGAGCGGGCGGGTCTGCTGAGCAGGCTGCTGAACTTGGTGCTGGTATCCGTTGACCTGGGGCTTCAGTGGCTGCGTGTAGTCAAGCCCATTGTTAACGGCCCACTGTATCATCATGGACCACGCGCGATCAAGGGTTAGAGTGGGCTGCGCGCGGAGCATTTCGCCAAGAACGTCGAGATTGTGGTTTGCGTGCGGGTTATCCGCAACGAACGTATCAAGTTGTTGCTTCGCTGCGGCTTGCGCACGCTGCATATTCACGTTGGCTGCGTGTTGATCCGTAAACGGCTGTAGCTTGCTATCGATCATGCGCCCGATCGCCGCCATATCCATTCCCTGCGACACGCCTTGCGTCATGAATGGAATCTGGTATCCCTTGCTCTTTACCTCCTCAACCAGATATTCGAGCGTCTTGACGGGATCGCGCATGAAATCCGACATAACGCGCAGCGCGACCGAATGCTGCTCAGGTGTGACACCAAGACGATTCGCCTCCTGCAACAATGCATTGCTTCCTGCGATGTGTTGCTGTGCTTGCTGTAGCTGATTACGCAGTTGCGCGTTCTCCCGCGCATGACGCTGCCCTTCCTCGTAGACACGACGCTCGATACCGCCCTGCGCGACTATGCGACCGGTTACTGGGTCAACGAGATCGCGTGTGTTGGGCTGCTGTTGATTGGGTACCTCTAGCAGTCCGTCGTGTCGCCGCTGCACCGTTCCTTGCTGTCTGGGTGCAGCCGATGTTGCTTGATTATCCGCTCCTGTCGGTTGAGCACTACTGCGGCCTCCGCTACTACCGCTATCAGCGCTACCGCTACCGACACTCCCGCTATCAGCACCGCCATCATCACGAAAATCCGGTATGCTGTTAACAATGCTGTTCTCTACCGTTTCGCTCATTGCTGTTGTACCTGCTGTGGCTGTTGCATCGGTGGACCGCCTCCTGTCCCCGCTGCTGTTTGTAGAATCTGCTGGAAGATTTGCATCGGCGGCACGCCCTGCTGTAGCGCGATGCCGATTGCCCGCAACATCTGCGGTGGTAACGCTTGCAGGAAGTTTGCTGTCATACCTGCAAGTTGACCAACATCACCTTGCGGACCTTGTGGAGCACCGGGTTGCGGACGCGGAATCATCCCTGGACGCGGCGACGCTCCACTTGCGGGCGGTGCCGCTGCATTAGTGCCACCGCCGCTTGATCCAACACCTGGTGCACCACCTTGACCCGCCTGCAACGTAGTCATGACCTCTTGGTCGATCGTATCCCAGTCTTCCTTCTGCACCATGAAGTCATCGAATGCCTTGCTGAACATATCCAGCGTCGTCTTCATCACCGTGCGCGGCGCTGCCTTGACGAATTGCGATAACACCTGTCCAACCTGCACAGCTTCCTGCTTGCGCGCTTGCGAGGTCATCTTTTGCGTCGATCCCCCAACGCAAGCAACGCTCAGTTGCGCAAAGTCGCGTAATCCGTCCAGCGGACGCCAGAATGGGGTCACGTCGAGGCCGGTCAACTGCTGTACAATACCGGCATCCATAAAGCGTAGACACAATTGCGCAAGTTTCCACCCAACGTCTCCGATCGCATCTTCGATCGCATCCAGCCGCAGGTCCATCCGCAGATTACCCATCGTGCTGTAGTAGTCGATCGCACGGTTGGTGGTGTTCGTCTTGAATTGCCCACCGCGCTCCACTTCGTTCGACGCAGTGATGCGGTCTACGCTCTTGTAGAGGTCGTCTTTGTCAAACAACTGCTGTGCGAATGCCATACTCGGTGGCGGAATGGAGAATAATACCTTATTTGGATCAACTCCCTCGGGCACACGTAGTGGAACGGCCATTGCTGCCGGTCCGTTGAGAATCGCATCAGCAATCTCCTGCGTGACACCGCTATCGGGATTGTAGAATATGTTGCGTCGTGCCCAAAGCAGCGCCCTCCGCTTCTCGTCGTTGATCTCATTGATCTGGTCCTGCTGATCGAGGTAATAACTAACCTCGCCCTTCGCGTAGAGCGCAACCGGATTGTCGTGGAACCACATCGGCGTTAGCGGGAAGAAGCCCTGTAGCGAGTACGGATCGTCCCATACCCAGATAGGCCATGACCAATCGTTGTCGGCATACATCTCAAGCCGACGCGTGGTCTTGTCCCAGATATACCAAATCTTCGTGCGCTTGGCTTTGTTGAACGTCGTCTGGTCCTTATATCCGTAAGCGCTATACGCGTTCTTCTCGTTAGTGAACAGCGTGAAGTCATCCTGATCGGGATCGATAGACGCACTACCGGGATTGAGGATATGCGTCGGCTCGAAGATCGATATGATCTCATCGTCGGTATCGGGTATCTCGTTCGGATCGCTCTGCGCCATCGAGTCGGCAGACCGCGCGCCATACACCGCGTTGATGTAGTCGGTTGGCAGCATGTCCTCGACCATCACCCATGCCGCATCCACGAGGTTCGGGTCGTTGTGATCGGGATCAACCAGAACTTGATGCGGCAGCCGAATGCGAACGAACGGACCACTTGGTTGCAGAAACTCGATCTTCTCCTCAAGTGCTGTCAGCGCGCCCTCAACTGCCTGAATATCGGTATCGTCGTCTGCCTTCGCTAGTTGATCGCTCAACTGCTGCAAGTCAGCAAGCGCTTGCTCACTGCTCTTATCCTTGTTGGTATAACCAACCTCGAACCACGCGCGGTTAGTCAGCAGCGCTACCAGCACGTTGCGCTTAGCCTTCGGCTTGACGTTGACGCCAGGTGCGGTCTTCATGTTAAACAGCACGTTGATCAGGCGCTCGACCGCTCGCGCGAACGCGTCGTTGCTCTCGTTCGCTGGACCCGTCTGGTTGTCGGCAACCGGCTCCGGCGTCACGCTGATGATCGGATTCTTGGCATATAGCTCGGGCACCTGAGCGTTGACATTGCTGAACACAATGTTCTCGGTGCTGGTCATCTTGTTGTTGATGCGCTGCGAGATGTATCGATTACCCGCGTAGTCGGGCGTGTTGCGTCGATAGTCCCGATGGCCCTGCTGATCGTGGTTGTAGTAGCGGATCGCCTCATCCCACGCGTCGATGAGATCGCCCATCTGCCGCTGAACTTGTTCCTTCCTCGCTTTCCACAGTGGCCCGCGCTTGCTGCTAACCGGTATCCGGCTTTGCGGCATTACTTTGTAAACAGGCGAAAGCTCCTGCGGCGGAATGTCCTTGCCGACACCGCTCTCTTGCAGCGATTGCTCCATCGGGTCGAACTGCGTATTGTCGAAGCCCGGTGTCGGTGTGTCGTCAGTTAGTCCAGTACCGCTCATCGCAATCCTTGTGCAGCGCCATGTCGCGGCGACTTCTTCATCCCTTGCCGTTCGATCTCGTGCCACGCCATCCATGCAGGCGGCTCATCCGGCGCACCGAGATACCGCGCGAGCCGTGGCCGATCGCTCATTGCATACTTCCACATGTCCATTGCGTGATCGTTGCGGTCAACTGGCCTATCGGTCGTCGTCTCGCTACCGTCACGCTGGAAGTAATACTCGGTGATCTCGTCAATAAACCAATCGCACTTGTCGCTGATGTAGAAGTGCGGCGCAGGATGCAGCCCGCTGATTGGGTGCTCGTGGATCGACTGCACCGACAGATATTGCCAGTTCTTCTCGATACCACTCTCGATGTCGCGGTTACCTCGCTGCATCAACACGCCCTCAGCGTTGAACATATCGGCGACAGTCACACCGACGTTATTGCTGCTCCCCGTTTTGCGTCGGAATATGTCAGGGTCCGCGTAAACGGGCCTCTGATCAGCCGAGTGTATGCCGAGTTGCAGTCTGCATTCTTTAATCCGTTTAGCTGCATTAACAACTGTGAACTCAGCCACTCTAAATCCGTCGATGAGGAAGACGTTGTTATCGTCGTCCGTGAAGAACAACCCGTAGCATGAGTGTCGCGCGAGTCCATGGTCATATCCCTCAATGATCTGCGGCTCGAACCCAACCTGCGTCATCTGTGTGTAGTAGCGACGCATCTCGTCATCGCGCATCACATGAATAGACTCATCAAACGACGGATATACAAGCCCAGATAGCGCTCCCCACTTACCAAATACAAAGCGATCGCGCATGCTGCCGGTATAAGTAGCAAGCATAGTGCGAATATAATCTTCTCCAACGTTCTCCACATTCTCGTAGGTCGATCCCTCGAACAACTCGATGATCGGCGTTGGCTTGCCGCTGCGCAGCACTGGCGAACCGTGTTCGTCCACCTCGCACAGCAGACGCGGATTAATCGTGCCACGCTGGTAATCTTGCAGCGGCTTCACGATTTCTCGGTAACACCAATTACGGGTGGGGTTGAGCGTTGCCATGAACCATCGGGGACCGACGCGCGGCATAGTGGCGTCGTCGCCAACGTAATCAGTGTTCCCTCGCAACCGTCCCAACAAATCCATGAAGTCTTTGTGACTGAACTCGGGATCTTCCATCTGATCCACAATAATCCAATCATATGTAGCAGAGAGCAGGTTGCTCTTAGTTTCCTCTGTATCTTTCCCACGTTGCGCCACATAGCGGAAGTTCACCGTGCTGCCATTGGTCAGTATCAGCGTATTCTCGTCTTTCGTCGGCGTCCGCTTGATCCAGTGCTTCGGACACCACTTCAGGAACTCCTTGCGGATCGTGTCGTTGAGCTTCGGATATGTGCTCCGCGCAATCAGCCCATTGCAACCGGGGTAATCGCGACACAGCTTCAGCGCCTTGATGCACGTCGCTGTCGTCTTGCCGTTACCGAAGCCACCACCGATAAATTGCACCTTCGCCATGGAGTGTTGGAAGCGATCCTGCATCCCACCCTCCACAATGCGATAGCGCTTGCTCACCGGAAACCTCGTCGCTTCTTATTCATCATTAGTCCATCTTGCCAAAGATAACGAACATATCGGCAGTAGCGCTCGATGTTACTGATACAGTTGAATTGGCTGGATTGATCGCAATCGCAGGGCCACCCGTCGCCACCAGCGATGCATTGCTACCACTGCCGGTGCTACTCATTGCAAGTACCATGTAGTGAGAGAACAGGTTGCCGCTATAACCATTGCCGCTAGAGTCAACGATACGCGGCACTGGAACCACGACAACAGCCGCAGCGCCGCCTGGGACTAGTACCTTAGTCGCATTGTTCCCTACGAATGCCATCTCTACCTCTTGCGCTTGTTAACGTGCTCAGGCTCGTGTTCGATTGCCGACTCCTGCTTGACCTTTGGTGCAGCGGGGTTCGGTGCAGGCGGAATTTCACCCGGCACGCGCGTATCATCGCGGATTGCGATCTTCGGCTCAGCATCAGCTTGCTTCCCGCTCATCAGCGATCTCCATGTCGATTGTCGGTATCTGTGGCGTAGCATCGCGACGAATGACCTCAATGGTAAGTCCTCCGTCCATTCGGTGTCGATGCTCCACGACATCAGTCGGTCTATGTCCCGCTCGATCCAAGATGTCCTTGGCTGCCGTAATCCTGTCTGCACGACTGCCATCGTTAAGCGCCTCTACCATCGCCATCATCGCAGGTCGCGCGTGTTGCTGGAACAAATCGCGAATGCCGCCACCCTCGGCATCAAGCACATTGCGGACGAGCGCATCACGGAACTCGACGTACGACGCAGAACCCACTGCTTTTTCAACTCTATCGACGCTAATCCCGAACGCCTCGGCAATGTCCGTGTCGGATAAACCGAACAGCTTGTAGGCGATAACCGCTGCAACCGCATTCATCGTGCGAGGAGGCTCGGGCAACTCGTTGAGCTTGCGGGTTGTTAGCTCCTTTATCGATATCTCGGCACTTACGGCACTTACGTCTTCACGTGCTTGCACCCGCTGGTTACGCGGCATTATCACGCGACCATCCGCTAATATCAGCGGTTCACTACCTGTAGGCAGGCTACTCAATAGTGGACTCCGCCCAATCGCAACGCGCGTGCCGCATCCACGATCTCTTGAGCGACCGATCTACCGGCAGGGACGGTAGGACGCGGGATCGCGAACGCACGCGGACGCTGCACCACTATCGTTGATGGCGTCTCGACCGGCGCTCTCGTTGGCTCAGCACTAGCACGCGGCGCTGTAACAGGCGGGGTTGGTGCTGTCATCGGTTCCGGTGCAACGCGCGGTCGCGTATCAAGCCCAATATCAGGCGGCAATACATCGCCTTGCGTCGTCTCTGCTTTCGGTGCTGGCGGCGTTGTTGCTTGTCGCGTTGGCTCTGCTTCTGGTACCGGACGTGTTGGCCGACGTATCGACGCGGGTGCATCTTCAACCGGAGACGGTCCACGCTCTGGTTCCTTCGGCGGACCGACTTGCTCCGTGATATCCTGAATGTCAGGTGATCCCCCCGTCTCACGCGGACCACGAGTAATACCACGCCGACCAGCTAACAATGCACCACCACCCCCAAGCAATCCCAGCACCGACAACGCGATGTCAGCGGGATCAAGAGTGATACCACTTGGATCGGATGCAGTAGTTTGGATCGGCTCTCCGGTCCCTGGCTGCACTCCTGGCGGAACCGGTGGTATTGGCAGCGGTCGCGTACTCGATCTACCACCGCCTCCACCACCACGCGAAGACGGAACGCCAGTTGCAGGTGTAAGTGCGGGCGCAGGAGCAGGCGGCCCATATTGCTGTCCACTAACAGGTGCCATGTTCTCAAGCCCAGGCACCGTGCCGGGATTCTGCGCATTAGCGTTAAGCGCGGCGCTGACGTTGGCTCCGGTCGGCGGTAACCCGCGCGATGCTAGGTAGTTAGCCAGTAACGTGCGGGCATCGACGCCACCGACTTCCGGCCCACCTGCTTCGGCCATTAGCCGATCCCCACATAATGCAGTTTACCGCCGCCACCGTTGCCGCTGAGATCAACCGGATAAGCCGCCGGTCGCGTGGCGCGATCGAGGAATGCCGTTAGTTGCGTGTCATCGTTCGCAGTGGTCGCGCGGTTGATGTAGGCTACCGTTTCGATAACAGCGCTGCCCGCCATTGCCGTAGTCGAGGGCCACTGCCTGATCCGATATCGGAATTCCTGTGCCGTCGGTCCCGGCGAGTTACCAACTAACGAGCGCAGCAATTGCCGCAATCCGCGACCACCCGCAGTCCGCAGCCCCTTGATATCGCGGTCATCCCGCTGCGTGTATCCGTTGAACTGCGCAGCGCCCGCAGTGTTGCCTGCGTTAGCTGGACCAAGCGCCAATGTTGGAGACCACCCGGTGAACGGAACCTGTGCATTGGGGAAGTTGCCATAGGTTGCCATGTGCTGCTCCCATGCCTAGTGGATCGCACACTATACCGCGCACTACCCATAGAGGCAACGGCATTACAATGTAATCGATCCGCGTGCCACTCGACTACTACCGGCCCCACCACTACACACTACACCACATATACACCACATATAGCGACACATGCTCACGAAGTCTCCTGCTGTCTGCATGCAGTGCGTTGATGCTGCTGTGGTGGTGCAATACACGCACGCAATCCCGCAGCCATGCGTTCGGAGCTTGTGTCAGGCGCGCTGACCGCACGGCGCGCATAGCATACCCCCGCTTTTGGGATCGACGGGTGGAGTGGGGGGCGTCGTTGCAGGGTGCTGGAGCCATGCAAAAAACGCGGACATCGGTGCACAGCCATGCAGCAACGACTCTGCCGACGCGAGGGGT